ATCACGGTGTTCTATGGCTAAGAAAAAAGGCCCATCCCTTGCAGTCGGTCGTGGTGAAAAACTGCCCGTATCTAAAGGTGCGGGTCTGACTGCCAAAGGCCGTGCTAAGTACAACGCTGCTACGGGTAGTAATTTGAAGGCTCCACAGCCACAAGGCGGCAAGCGCAAGGACTCGTTCTGCGCACGCATGTCAGGCATGCCCGGCCCAATGAAAGACGAAAAGGGTAAGCCTACCCGCAAAGCGGCCTCTCTTGCAAGATGGAAGTGCTGATATGACTACAAACTCAGACACAGTTAAAAATACACTGGATATTGTTTCAGTGTTTGCAGCCGTAGGGTCGTTCTTGGAAATGTTTACCCCCGTATTTGGTTTGATTGGTGCAATCTGGACATTGATGCGGATCGCTGAAATGATTGCGGGTAAACCCTTCGCTGAAATTATTCGGAGGAAAAAAGATGCCGAGTAGTTCCAAAAAGCAACACAACTTCATGGCCGCAATTGCGCACAACCCCGCGTTTGCCAAGAAGGTAGGAATTCCGCAAAGTGTAGGTAAAGACTTTAACGAAGCGGATAAAGGCAAGAAGTTTGGTTCTGGTGGATACGCCCGTCCTGACCTTCAAAAGATTAATAAACCCAAGACTCTTCACGGGAAGATGTCAATCATGAAAGGTGGCGGTATGGCTAAGAGCGATATGAAAGAAGACATGAAGATGGATAAGGCGCAGGACAAGGCCATGATTAAGAAAGCCTTCAAGCAACATGATGCGCAAGAACACAAAGGCGGCAAGGGTACATCCTTGAAGCTCAAAAAAGGCGGTATGCCGTCCAAAATGGGTTCAGTAAAAACAGCGGCTCCTAGCCGTAATGGTGTTGCGTCTAAGGGTAAAACCAAAGGCACAATGGTCAAAATGAAAATGGGCGGCAAAGCCTGCTAAGGAGTTAATCATGAAAAAACGTTATGACGAAGGTGGCGAAGTAGATGCAATGGAAGCAGCCAACAAATCTGAGGAAGCAATGGATATTGCGGACTCTATGAGCCGTGGTGCTGCTGGTACTTCCGAAACAGTAAAAGCCAAACCCAAGGCTATGCCTAAAGCCGCGCCTAAGCCCGCTGCTAAAGCCGAGTCTGCACCTGCCCCTACTCCTAAAGCAGCCCCAGTTGACGAGACCAAGTTGTCTTTGTCTGACCGCATGAAGTTAAGCCGCGATCGCGCTAAGGCTGGTTCTACAACTGATACACGTTCAGTTAGCCAACGCCTGCGTGCTGCTTTTGGTATGAAAAAAGGCGGAGCAACTAAGATGGCTTCTGGTGGTATGACTTCTTCCGCTTCTAAACGCGCTGACGGTATTGCTGTAAAAGGTAAGACTCGCGGGAAGATGTGCTAAGTCATGGCCGATCCAGTCTACACCGCTGAAATGGGTAAACCACCCACAGACCCCGAGGGCGTACCGGCTTCTAAGAAAGCCGCGCCTAAGACTCCAGCCCCTAAAAAGACTGCGCCTAAAGATTCAGTCTTTCGTGAAGGCATGCCTGTACCACAGGACGTTGATGGCGCATCTGTAAGCAAAAAAGCTAAAGGTGGTTTGACTGCTTCTAGCCGTGCTGATGGATGCTGTACCAAAGGTAAAACTCGCGGAAAGATGGTGTAATCATGATGGCATCCCGTGGAATGGGCGACATAATGTCCAGCAAAATGCCCAAGGGCAAGCGCAAAGCCCGCCGGGATGACACTGACTTCACGCAGTATGCTGAAGGTGGTAAAGTTAACGCTGCTGGCAATTACACAAAGCCTAGTCTTCGCAAGAGGATTGTGTCTCAAGTAAAGGCCGCAGCAACACAGGGTACCGGCGCAGGTCAGTGGTCAGCCCGCAAAGCTCAGCTAGTTGCCAAGAAGTACAAGGCGGCTGGCGGGGGTTACCGAGATTGAAAGCGCCTCAGAAATCATTGAAGGACTGGGGCGACCAGAAATGGAGAACCAAAAGTGGAAAACCGTCTAGTAAAACAGGTGAGCGATACCTTCCAAGCGCTGCGATCAAAAGTCTCAGTCCTGCTGAGTACGCTGCGACGACCAAAGCCAAGCGAGCCGGAAAAGCCGCCGGAAAACAATTCGTAGCACAACCAAAGTCAATTGCAAAGAAAACAGCGGGGTTTAGATAATGGCAAGCAAATTTCCTGATCTCACCGGTGACGGTAAAGTTACCCAAGCAGACATCCTTAAAGGTCGTGGCGTTGAAGCCATGAAAAAAGGCGGTGCTACTAAGAACTTCATCCAGAAGGCGATTAAAAAGCCCGGTGCATTGCGTGCATCTTTGGGTGTAAAAGCCGGTGAAAAGATTCCTGCAAAGAAGCTAAACGCCGCTGCAAAACAACCCGGTAAAATGGGACAGCGTGCACGTTTAGCTAAAACTCTTAAGAGCTTTAAATGACCACATCTGGAGTCGCAGCGTTTAATCTTGACCTCAACGAGATTGTTGAGGAAGCGTTTGAGCGTGCGGGCTCTGAACTTCGCACGGGATACGACCTGCGTACTGCAAGACGAAGTTTGAATCTTCTTTTTGCAGATTGGGCAAACCGTGGTGTAAACATGTGGACATTTGAGCAGGGTACGCTTACCTTTACTCAGGGTTTAAACACTTACGCGCTACCAAACGACACTGTGGATTTGCTAGAACACGTTATTCGCACGGGCGCAGGCAACTCTTCTACGCAGTCTGACCTGACAATTACCCGTATTAGTGTTTCTACTTATGCGACTATTCCTAATAAACTGCAGCAAGCTCGCCCAATTCAGGTGTGGTTTCAACGTTTAGATGGTCAGACGTCATCCGTAGGGACTACATTAAATGGTGGAATTTCTGCTACAGATACTACGATTACGTTAACTAGTACCGCAGGACTCCCAGCCACGGGCTTTTTGTTAGTTGAGTCTGAAACTATCCAGTACGGCTACATTTCTGGTAACGTGCTGTACAACTGTTTCCGTGGGCAGAATGGTACAACTGCCGCAGCGCACTCAACTGGCGTAGCTGTTTACTCACAAAACTTGCCATGCGTTACTGTTTGGCCGACTCCCGATGGATCACAAACTTACCAATTCGTTTATTGGCGCATGCGCCGTATTGATGACGCAGGTGGCGGCACTAGGACTATGGATGTACCTTTCCGTTTCTTGCCCTGCTTGGTTGCTGGACTCGCCTACTATCTTGCACTTAAGGTAGAAAATGGCGCTCAGCGCTTGGAAGTCCTCAAAGCTCAATATGACGAAGCTTGGCAGTTAGCTGCTGGCGAAGATCAAGAGCACGCGTCCTTGCGGTTTGTGCCGAGGCAAATGTTTATTGGAAGCGGTACGTAAATGGGCAATAGGTTTGCTTCGGGGAAGAACAGTATCGCCATGTGCGATCGCTGCGGTTTTCAGTTCAAACTAACGGCACTCCGTAAAGAAATTCAAAAGACTAAGATTTACAATTTGCTTGTGTGTGCTGCTTGTTTTGATCCCGACCAGCCGCAGTTGTTGTTGGGTATGTATCCAGTTGACGACCCACAAGCTGTACGCAATCCACGTAGGGATACAACCTACTATACGGCTGGTACAAATGGGCTGCAGATAGTAAACTCAACCAGCACCAATCAGAATGCGGCTGGTTTTACAACGGGTGGTTCTAGGGATATTCAGTGGGGCTGGGCTCCAGTGGGTGGGGCAAGTAGTTTTGATGCAGCTTTAACGCAAAATTACTTGGTGGCAACGGCTTATGTTGGTACAGTTACGGTAACAGTTTCTTAGGAGATTAAAATGGGATACAGAACAGCAGCAGATGGGATTACCAAAAAAGGTAAGACTGAAGGTACAAACCTTGGCGATAGCGGCCCTAACGTTGGCATTCAAAACGGCGCTAAAGGCGGTAAAGGTAAAGGCGGAAAAACCGATGCCGACATGTTGAAAATGGGCCGTAATTTGGCCAAAGTTGCTAACCAAATGCGAGGTTAATCATGGCTACATTTAGCAAAAAGATGATGGGTAAAGAAGTTGGCAGTGCCTCAACTTATGCTGCACCGCACAATATGCAGGGTAAGGCTGTAAAGATGTCGACTAATCCCGGCAAGCCTTCAGACATTAGTAGCACCACAACCATGAAGATGAGTGTTGGTAACTACAACAACGGCCAGAACGAAACCAAAACATCCGGCATTAAAATTCGTGGCACAGGCGCTGCGACTAAGGGCTTGATGGCCCGAGGCCCAATGGCTTGAGGTTTACATGAATTACACTGCACTCAGCAACGCTATTCAGGCGTATACGGAGAATACCGAAGCGAGTTTTATCGCTGAGATACCTGTGTTCGTTCAGCAGGCTGAGCAGCGTATTTACAATTCGGTGCAGTTTCCGTCAATTCGCAAAAACGTATTGGGTGTGACAACCACAAACAATAAATACCTAGAGTGCCCTTCAGATTTTTTGGCGGTGTACTCTATGGCGGTTATTGATGCTGCTGGGGAATACGAGTATTTGTTAAACAAAGACGTCAACTTTATTCGTCAAGCATACCCGCAACCAACAGACACAGCGATCCCAAGGTATTACGCTTTGTTTGGCCCACAGTCTACCAATGCGGCTGAGTTGTCATTTATTCTTGGCCCAACACCCAACGCAATTTACAATATTGAATTGCACTACTATTACTATCCCCAGTCTATTGTGACTGCTGGTACAACGTGGCTTGGTGATAACTTCGACACGGTGTTGTTATATGGCTCATTGGTTGAGGCTTACACCTACATGAAGGGTGAGCAGGACATGATGTCGCTCTATAACGGCAAATATCAAGAAGCACTTGCACTTGCAAAACGTTTGGGCGATGGTATGGAGCGTCAAGACGCTTATCGTTCTGGTCAGTTCCGTCAGAAGGTAACTTGATATGGCGATTGTTCAGACCCAAACCACAAGCTTCAAAGCACAGTTGTACCAAGGTATTCATGACCTAACGACTGATGTGATTAAGATTGCCCTGTATACAGCCAACGCGGATTTAAACGCTGATACAACTGTGTACAGCACGACCAACGAAGTTCCGGCTACGGGTACATACGCGCTTGGTGGTTCACAATTGACGCCAATTACAGTCAGTACTTCTGGATACACGGCATACGTAAGTTTTTCCAACGTAGCTTGGACTGCCGCAATCACGGCTCGCTGCGCGTTGATCTACAACGCAAGCAAAGGTAACAAGTCTGTTGCTGTTTTGGACTTTGGTTCAGATAAAACTTCTACAACTACGTTCACTATCACAATGCCGATCAACGGCCCAACCACCTCACTTATTCGCAGTTCTAATTAAGGAGTCAATATGACCACGGAAAAACTTAAAGTAACCGACCAAATTTCTAGCGGTCTTATTGCCGGTACAAAATCGGGCGAACAAGCCACTGCCACTGGCGTTTACTACGTTGAGTGCCATGACAAAGACGGCAACCTGAAATGGTCTGCTGAGTCTAAGAACTTGGTGGTGAACGTTGGCCTTCAATACATGGCTGGCACAGCTCTTACTTCAGTGACTCAGATTACTACTTGGTACATCGGTCTGTATGGTGCTGGTGCTTCTAATACACCTGCCGCTGGCGACACGATGTCTTCTCACGCTGGCTGGACTGAGGTTGTGCCTTACAGCAATGCAACCCGTGTGCAGGCTACGTTTGCCACAGCAACAACTGCAAACCCTTCTGTGGTGACTAACTCGGCTTCTCCAGCTACGTTTAACATCAACGCGACTTCCACTGTTGGCGGTGCGTTCTTGACCAGCGGTAGTGCTAAGAGTGGTACGACTGGAACACTGTTCTCAGCGGCTGACTTTCAATCGCCCGGTGATCGCTCGGTTGTTTCGGGTGATATTCTTTCGGTTTCGTATTCGTTCTCTCTCGCCGGTTGAGGCTTAAATGGCTGAAGGCGGCTGGGGTTCTGGCACATGGGGTCAGGCTGGCTGGGGTGATTCAGTCTATACCCGGAGTGTCGCTGAAACTGCGACAGGGACAGATGCAGATTCTTCAGCCGTAACCTTTGGCTCTAGCGTTGCGGAAACGGCTACTAGCTCGGATGTTATCAGCGCACTGGCTAACTTTGGCGTAGCGGTATCTGAGACATCAACGGGCACGGATGCTGTCAGTTCCATACCAACGTATGGAGTGTCGGTTAGTGAGACTGGTACAGGCACAGACTTGGTTAGTTCTACGCCCACGTATGGGGTATCGGTTTCTGAAGCGGGTACGGGAACAGATAGTATTTCAGCGTTAGCAACCTTTGGTGCGGCTGTTAGTGAGACAGGTACGGGTTCAGATGCTGTCAGTGCATTGGCTACATTTGGTGCGGCGGTCAGCGAGACAGGGACTGGGACGGATGCGGTTAGTGCATTAGCAACGTTTGGATCTGCGGTCAGTGAGTCAGCTACAGGCAGTGATGCGATAAGCTCTACTCCGACATATGGGGTGTCTGTGTCTGAGACAGCCAGTGTTTCTGATGAAGCGGCGGCGTTTGCTAACTTTTTAGGCCGTATTATTGAAACAGCAAATGCTACAGATGTAACGTCTGGGGCGTTTACGTTCTTGGCCTATATCGTTGAAACGGCAACTGGCACGGATGCAGTATCGAGTAATCTTTCTGTTGGGGCATCGGTTAGTGAGTCGGCTACAGGGTCTGATGCTGTAGCGGCTGGAGTTACGTTCAGAGGTGTAATTTCAGAGAGCGCGACTGGTACGGATGTAGATGCGGCGGTAGCAAGATTCACAGCTTCTGTTGTAGAGTTGGCAACGATAGCGGATTTGGTATTTGGCAGGCCGCTGTGGGAAATCATTGACGATGTGCAGAATGCTAACTGGGGCGGCATTACAAATACGCAAACTGCTGGGTGGCAAAATATTGATGACACACAGTCAATAAACTGGCAAAATATTAACAATACTCAGTCTGCGGGCTGGGCACAGGTTGGGGACACGCAGGACGCTGGGTGGACACCAATCGACACGAATTAGGAGTTTTAAATGACTACAGGCGCAACGGGACAATTAGGTTTAGCTCTACCAGTACAGGGTGAACTCTCCGGCACATGGGGCGACACCGTTAACAATGGTATTACGCAGTACACGAACATTGCAATTGCTGGTACTTTGACCCTGACAGGTGACGGCGCAGTAACTCTGGCCAATACCACTGGCGATGCTTCAGCTTCTAACATCACATCAACTCTGTCAGGCGCGGGTACAGTTACAGCGCAGTTTGCAGTTGTTCGGGTTTCTGGCACAACGACTACCAAAGTAGTTACTGGCCCCAGCTACAGCAAGACATACCTTGTAGATAACGCCTCTTCCTTTGCAGTCACGTTTAAAGCATCTGGTCAGACTGGTGTTTCTGTTGCGGCGGCTGAGAAGGTCAGCGTTTATTTCAACGGCACAGACTACGTAAAGATTGCCGGTACGATTGCCAACGCCGCAGGTTCCAACACTCAGATCCAGTTTAACAATGGTGGATTGTTTGGTGCTTCAGCTAACCTGACATGGGACGGCACATACCTGACAGCGGGAAGCATTAAAGACAGCGCACTGACTTCTGGTCGTGTGACTTATGCTGGTGCTTCTGGTTTGCTACAAGATTCTGCCAACCTGACGTTTGATGGTACAACACTCACCGCAAACGCTTTGACAGTTACAAACGCTGTAACCCTCTCTGGTGGAACTGCCAACGGAGTAACCTATCTCAATGGTTCAAAGGTTGTGACAAGTGGCGGCAATTTAACTTTTAATGGTACTAATTTAGCAATTGGGAGTTCTTTATCCTACAACGCAAAATTAAACATTCTTCAAAGTTTGAGCGGATCCGCTACAAGCGCTGGGATATGGTTAACGGATAACGCTACCACTTCTTTTTATGCAAATAATATATCTAGCGGATTGTCTGCTATTTGGGCTAGTGGAGAACTTGCATTTGGCTCAAACAACGGAAACTTTACAGAAGGTTTCCGCCTCACCTCAACAGGGTTGACAACGCAAAAAGATGCAACTATTCAAGGCGTAACTGTAGGTCGTGGTGCAGGTGCTGTGGCTACCAATACTGCGGTGGGTGCTAGTGCTTTGGCGGCTAATACAAGCGGTTCGTACAACTCTGCTTTTGGTAATAACTCTTTAAACGCAAATACGACAGGCCAATACAACACAGGTTTTGGCGCTAACACGCTGTATGCCAATACAACAGGCATAATCAATTCTGCTTTTGGTCTTTCCGCCTTATCTGCAAATACGTCAGGCTCGTATAATGTAGGTATTGGCCCTGATTCTTTAAGGTTCAACACCACAGCATCTAACAACACTGCTGTTGGTTATCAGGCGGGTTATAGTAATACAACTGGCGCATCTAATAATTACTTTGGTAGCGGTGCTGGATACTCTAATACAACAGGTAATAACAATACCGGAATGGGTAATAGCGTATTGAACTTAAACACGGGTTCTGGAAACTCTGCGTTTGGTTCAGCGGCTATGGCAGTAATTACAACAGGCGATTCAAGTTGTGCTTTTGGTCAGCAATCTTTAAGAAATGCCACTACGGGTGTGTCTAACTCTGCTTATGGTTTTCAATCTCTTTACTCCAACACCACAGCCTCCAACAATACTGCTGTAGGTTATCAATCGGGTTATTCAGCTACTGGCGCATACGGCACTTTTGTTGGTGTACAGGCAGGATATTCCAACACCAATGCTAGTGACGGCAATACAGCAATTGGCTATCAGTCTGGTTATGCAAATACAAGCGGTGACTTTACTGCTGTAGGTTTGTATTCTTTAAAAGCAAACACAACTGGTGGTGGCAATGCGGCTTTTGGTGCAAATGCACTTCCCGCTAATACAACTGGAGCTTCTAATACCGCAATTGGTAAACAGGCTCTCTATTCCAACACCACAGCATCTAGCAACACAGCCGTTGGTTATCAGGCGGGATATAGCAATACGACTGGTGCACCCAATGTGTCAATTGGAACACAGGCTTTGTATTCTTTGACTACTGGTATTCAAAACGTAGCCATTGGTTATCAAGCCATGTATTCGGGCGTTACAACCTATTATGGAACTGCGGTCGGTTATCGAGCGATGTACAACACGCTCAATGATGCTAATACCGCAATGGGTAATAGTGCGCTGTATACAAATACCAATGGCGCATATAACACAGCAATCGGTATAAGTGCTCTTTATTCCAACACCACAGCATCTAACGCCACAGCCGTTGGATACCAAGCAGGTTACAGCAACCAAACAGGAACAAAACTAACTGCTGTTGGTTTTCAAGCAGGATATTTAAACACGGCAAATAATTTGACAGCCGTAGGCTATTTGGCGGCAGGGGCTAACTCGTCAGGCGGTCAAAATACAGCCATCGGTTCAGAAGCACTAGCGGCAAACACTACTGGCGGTAATAATGTGGCTCTTGGCACAGGCGCATTAACTACTAACACCACAGGCGGTAACAATACTGCACTTGGCAAAGATGCTTTGGTTCTAAACACCACAGCATCTAACAACACTGCTGTAGGTTATCAGGCGGG